GCAAAAGAGTTTTTTTAACAAAGTTGACGGGCTGACGCCCTATCGACATTTAGTAGTGGTAGTGGTAGTAGAACATGGTAGTGGCCTATGTCAAGGGCAGATACTTGACATAATGCTTCCTTTTTGATATACTATGAGGACAATAAGGAAACGGGAGACATAAATGAAAACAATCAAAGAAATAACAGGAGCCAAGGGCTGGCTCAGTTGTGACCATTGTAGTAGAGTTCAATACATTGAACATTTGTTTTATGAAGAGCCGTCTGAAGAACATAGTATCGGGCGGAAGTTGTGTGAGAGTTGTTGGGATGTAGTAGCAGAGTTAAAGAGTATGTATGGAGTAACATCAATTACACAATATCGGGAGAAATACGATGAAGACCAAAGTAGCAAAGTATGACGATCCTTCCAAGATGGACGATATTGAAATTCTCAAGGATATGAGAAAGGAACTCAAGAAAGCAGAAAGAGAGCTTGTTAGTCTTAGGTACGAGGTTGCGGAACGGAAGGAAAGTCTATTGACGGAAGTTCTTGCACTAGTCAATCTTGGTACAATACCAGTGTCAAGTCTTAGGGTAAACGAAGACAGCATACGCAAAACCCTTAAAGAACCTGCTACATGCAGCAGCGTGTCTATGTCATGGAAGGATTTACCACAATGAGCGGTAACATCAGAGATTTTGGTTGGTTGCTCCTTCTCATAGTAGGTGCCGTAATACAGGTATTTATTATGCAGGAGCTATTCTCGGTCTACGACATGAGCTATAAGCATGTTGTATTTATCTCATGTTGGCCGATTATACTGTTCGTGAGTTTTGCCGCTGTATTTCGCAGCTTATGGAAAGGAAAGTAAATGCCTGAAATAGTAGCAAATACCAAAGAGGAAGTTCAAACCCTTCTCAACGTCTTGGGTCAAGACTTGAAGGATACAGTTCGGCGTATTGAGGATGGGCCGAAATTAACCAAGGATCATTACGGCGAGTATATGTCATTCCTCAGTAACTTTGAGGGTAACACATACATATGCACAATGGCTCTTGCGTTAGTTGAGGCAGGTAGAGTTATCGGTAAAGATAATAGAGATGGCGTTAGGAGTGCCCTACAAATTATGCGCGTATCTCCTGACTAGAGGTTCTCCCTGGACTTCCACCTTGGAAGTCAAACTTGGCCCCTAGGGACTTCGGTTCCTAGGGGTTTTTTTTGTCCTTAAACCTGGTCTGTACCAATTCTGTACCAAAAAAAAATTCAATTTTCGCTATCGACATTTGGTAGTGGTAGTGGTAGTGGCACTTGACACAGACCTCCCTTTTTGCTATACTGTACGGACAATCAAGGAACGGGAGAAAGGAATGACAGAAACTAAACACCCTTGGAGTAGAGTTAGTAACACATGGAAAACTTTTTATGGAGCTAAAATGCCAAAATCTAAAGAGATGGAAAATACTTTAGAGGGATTTAGTAGCGTTCTGTTTGGTACTTCGCGTAAAGAGAGTTTAGAAAATAGTATTTGCGTAATTTGTAAGGGAGAGGCAAAGGAGTTTCATGATCCTCTTTCAGAGTATGAGTTTGGTATTTCTGGTATGTGTCAAGAGTGTCAAGATAATGTATTTCGCAAGAGTACCTCAAGTAATAGTGTATGAGTTCCCTTTAACTTCAACCTGGAAGGAAACGTGATGGCAAAGAATGCTCTTGCGAACAGCCCTCATCAACACTACGGTGTTCAACTTATAGACCTTGCAAGAGGTTTAAGAGATGGCACTTGGCGTCTTGATGAGGTTATTGCTTGCCTTGAAGTGCGACTGACTAGAAGTGGTAGTCAATGGCAAACTGGAGGTAAGAAGTGCATCATGTATGAACATGCGCTAAACCAAGTCAAAGACAACGGGTACTTGGATGTCTTTGAAGCCGTGGATGCCAGCAAACGACAAGCTGGTTAATCCTCTAAACCCCTGGGAACTTCGGTTCCTGGGGGTTTTTTTTTGTCTAAACGTCCCTAGTACCCAGTCACAAGGATACTGCATCATGACCATAAGAACAAAGGACGAACAAAAAAAAATTTCATTTTCGCTATCGACAAATGCTAGTGTTAGTGCTAGTGCCCGTGTTAGTGTTTCGTGGTAGTGCCAGTGGTAGTGCCAGTGGTAGTGGTAGTGGTAGTGGTAGTGGTAGTGGTAGTGGAATAAACCACGTTAAGTACTTGACATAACCCCCTGTTTATGCTACAATACTTCCAACATCAGGGAACGGAATCAACGGTGATCAGCCTTGGTGTTAAGAGGAGAAGTTGATGACTTCACATGAAACTGTATCTATTAAGCCTGATTTTGAATTTAAGATTAGGAAAGGGTATGTTGATCCATCAGAGCATAAAAAACCTAAGGCACCTAAGCCCGTATATGTCAAGGTGACATCGGTTATACGTATTGATCCTGATGGGGAGCATACTGTAATTTCCAATACAGTCAAGGGGACATGCAAACCCACTGTGAAATTGCCAGAGCCTGATTTGGTTATGAAATCAGTGCCCAGGTATTTTCCTGATGGAAAATTCAAGTGCAACGTAGAGCTTATAGATATAAATAAGTCCTTACAAGTATTAGGGCTTACCATGTCTGACATTCTTCCTACCCTTACGAAGAGAGGAAGTGCAGAACATCGTATCAAAGTTGCGTACATGCACACAAAGACTATGACGCCCGAACCAACAGACACTAGCATCAATATCAGGCAGCGTTCTGTTGGAGCCTACTGAGTTATGGGTTGTAAAGATTCTCTTAATCTGAATGCGGCAATTCTAAGGGATATACAAAATTCTTTGGATATGTCTCATGCTCTGTTTCCATCAGAGGAACAGATTAAGGAATACTGGAGGAGTAAGGGCATTGAAAACAAAAAAGGGAAGGAAGATACGGAGTGAACTTAATCCTGATGTTTCAGTATCGAAACAGGGTAGACGTATTGTACTTAAGGGTAATGGTCTTACTGAGATTGCTTATCCAAGAACTAAGTATAAGCGGCTACCTAAAAGGATTACTCTTGGGGGGGCTTAGGCTCCCCCCCAAGGGGTAAACCCTAATATCATGTATTTTTCGATTTGTCAAGGAGTTTATTTGGAATTTGGTGAAATAGTTATGTGGGTATCTCAGTGGTACATTTTAATTGGGAGCCTAGTCGCTATATTCTATGGTATCTTTAGATGAGGTTAATATTATGAGAAATTTGATTCACCAGAGTAGGATGTCAGGGAAGCTTGATGAGATGTATGCCATCAATACGAATACCCTGACTAATGAGTTCTGTATCCGGCAGCATAAGGCAAAGGGTAAGAAGCATATCTGCCCAGAGTGCTACTCCTTTAAGATGCTGGAAACCTATAGGAGCAATGCAGTGCCAGCATTTCAGCGTAATTCTGATCTGTTGTCCTCAAGAGTTCTAACATACGAGGAGATCATTGCATTCAAGCCTAAGGGTAAGCTTGGGATATATAGATTTGATGGGCATGGTGAGCTTATCAATAGCATACATCTCAAGAACTGCATGATGATTGCAGAGTATCATCCTGAATTTGTATTTGCTCTGTGGTCAAAGAGGAAAGACCTAGTACAGAATTATGTTTTCTCTAGTGGTAAGCCCGACAATATGGTTCTGATCTATTCTAATCCAGTTATAGATCGGGTGATGAGTACACCTCCTGCTTATTTCGATAAGGTGTTCAACAATGTTAGAAGTGAGCATCCTCTTGAGAATTGCACAGGGCAGAGGTGCAAGGATTGCCAACTGTGCTACAAGTCAGATGAAACCGTAATCGTGGAGAAAGTTAAATGATTACACGCGAAGACGTTGAAGAGTTTACAAGTGGCAATAAGTTCTGGGTCATTTGGAAAAAGACAAATGGGGAATATACATTTCGCAGTGGAGTGATGTCCTCTGAACCTGCTAGGGGCAGTGATGCAGACAACAGGTTTTTGTTGGAGTATCCTGATGAGCATGACGAGACTACCTACAGGACTGTTATCATTCCCAATATTGCTTTTGTTGGGTTGGTAGAAGAAGAAGGCCCTGTCTTGGTATCGAATGATGCACTTGACATTAAGGCAGTAGCGTAGTATAATACACTTGAAATTAGGGATCGGTATGTGATGTCTTCGGAGGGCTGGAAGGTAGCATTAACGAAATGCCGATACGCACAGAGGGCGAGGGAGTGGGCATCTGTGCATGAGTTTGGGAGGAACAGAGGTGGTGGCCCAACACCGGACACACTGGCAATACCGCCTGTGCCTAAAAATACCTCTGTTCCATACAAATATCGGGACGAGACAAGGGAAGGTGAACCCCGACACCCACAATGAAAGATGCCCTTGTCTCACTATGGGAAGTCTGGTGAGCTAATACCGTTTAATTCGACTAAGCGGTAGCGGCAAGTCGAATGCTTGAAGTAGCGAGGGGTTCAATTCCCCTCCTTCCCTTCTTAACTTTAACCAATGGAGGATACATAATGTATCATCACACTTTTACGAGAGACTTAACTTTACCTGAAATTCTCAACTTCAATCCTGTGATTGAGCCAATCACTCGCATTACACATGAGGGTGGCACTCAAACTATTCCAAAGAGTGATGGAAAGTTGATCATCAATGACCGGACCAATAAAGTTATCGGTGTGACAAAAGGGGCACATAAGCCAAAGCCCTACAGTACCCACTGGGACAACCTGTTGCAGGGCCTGAGAGATAACGGCTACAACCTTGACGATATGGAAGTAAGGTGGAGCATCGTTGATGAGGGGAAGAAAATCAGAGTAGAGCTTCTTCTCAAGCGGTATGAGTATGACAACATCCTATGGGAGCCAACTGCACTGTGCTTGGTGTGGATTGACTCAATGGACGGCTCTCGCTCTTTCCACGTTGAGGCCCATATCAAAAGGCTAGAATGCCTTAACGGTATGTGGGGAGTTTCGGAAAAATGTTACGTTGTGCTACGGCATACTAATAACCTGAACACGGCAGCGGCAGGTAAGGAAGCTGCTGGATGGCCCAGGATGTTAGAGGAAGATGCTAAGTTTCTCAAGTATCTGAAAGGGAAGCGCATCGATGCCTACGATGCCAAGGTTTTCTTGACTGATGCAGTTACAACGCTAATGTCTAAGGAAGTTCCAGGCACTATTGTAAAAAAGAAAGAGTTGGTTATAAACAGAACGGCTGAAGCTTCTCTGCATGATCTATTTGATACGTATTCAAATAAGGGCATGGGGGATACGGGTTATGCTCTGCATAATGCCATCACTCATCGCGCATCTAACCTTGATTTGGATGATGCACACACGTTGGGCATGAAGGGTCAAAGTGCTGTTAGTACCCGCCTTCTCAATCGTCATGATTGGGGTCGTAAAGTTATTCGGTCTGATGGGTTCAAGGATATCGTTAACTACGATGAGTTTCTGTTAGCAGCGTAAAATCCTGGGGGCACCTTCGGGTGTCCCCATTTTTTTGAGGTACATCATGAAAACCTACAAGGTAACTCTTGAAGTAAAGTGCAAAGACAAGCCTACATGGATAAAGTCCTGGCTGGAGGAAATACTGGAATATGACCATGCCAGTGCTTTTTCAGTGGAAGGTGAGGAATTGATTTCTTTTGATGTGAAGGGGCAAACATGAAACGTATCATTCATGTTAATCAGCATGTGATTAAATCAAATCGCAAGAGAGGCGAGTGTAATCCTGTGCTGGCTTGTAAAACGTACAAAGATAACCAATATGCACATGAGGTTGTCATACAGGGGCCAAGTCGGGTAGTCTACAGACCTGACAATCCTCTGCCTTGTGGTGCCCATGTGTGGATTGAAACTGAGGCTGATGTTATTGTGGAGAAACGAGAAGATGGGTGAAGTAAAAAAACACGCAATGGACTTGCAACAACATGCAGAATTTGCTACAGTTAACGGTGCTAGGAACCATGAGGATGTTATGGCATACGTCAGAACACAGATGGAAGTTTTTCCTAGTGATGAGAAGTACATAAAAACTTTAGAGTTGGAATGGTTTGGAGAAGGAGATTACTATGCTTAGTAGCTACATACATGGTGTTACTAGTGTCGAAATCAATAAGGATATTAGGGAGCCTGAAGATTCAGGGACTATTGAAATTCTTATTGCCATTAATGGCATGGATAAGCCTCTTGAGTATACCTTTTGGTTCAGTGGAAAGTCCAAGAATATGTTGGTAGAACACCATCTCCCTATAACCACTGGAACACTTAGACGGGAGAACCTGATGAAGATCACCTGTGAGGGTGATGATGAATAATCAAAAATCAATCGTAGAAGCTATGGGCATTCCCCCTGGAGGAAACTTCAGGGGGGATTGCCCTTTTTGTTTGCACAAAAACTCCTTCAGTGTGAGCCGTCAAGATGGCCGTCTGAAGTGGTATTGTTTTTTTGCCGACTGCACTGCCAAGGGCGACATGGTTTACGAGCCATCCGCCCAAGAAATTTTTTCGCAAGCCCATTCGGGCTATCGACATGCTAGTGGTAGACGTGCTAGTGGTTCCCGTGTTAGTGGTTATAAAGTTCCTAGTTCCTTTATAAACATCAGGGAAAGCCAGAAATGCATGGACTTCGTTCTAAGGAACAATTGCTATGATGCATACAAATTGGATTTATGTGACATAATGTACGATAAAGTGCTTGACAGATGCGTTTTTATAGTTAATAATGGGCCTCATATAAAAGGGGCAGTGGGCAGAGCATTGGGAAATTTCAAGCCGAAATGGTATATGTATGGCAGTAGCCCACACCCTTTTATATGCGGCGAAGATACACAAGGAATCCTTGTGGAAGATTGTCCAAGCGCCTGTGTGATTGGCGCAGCAGGATTTTCAGGAGTAGCCTTGCTGGGTACATCAGTTAAGCCAGCTTATATGGAGTTTCTCTTAAGCGTTTATAAGAGTTTGGTTGTTGCGCTTGACAGGGATGCAACCAACAAGGCACTTGACATAGCCAAGGAATTGAGCTATTATATACCTATTACAGTGAAGATTCTGGAAAAGGATTTGAAACATTACACCGTTGAGGAAGCAAAGGAGTTTCTAAAATGACTTATGATGAATACACACAAATTAGGGTTGATTCGTTACTTGAAAAATATTTTGAGGGTGAGCTTAGAATGTCAGAGGTTAAGGTGAAGCTTACATCATTAAACCTTCCTCCTTCAGATGTGGAGGATTTAGTCAACAGTACCCGCGATGCTAAACGGGACATAATGAGAGGATTATAGTACGATGGCAAAAAAGATTGATATTGTTAAACGTCAGGGCGATGATAAGTTCGCTGCATGGGTGCAGATGCCTATCTCCCGTCTGGACAATTGGACCCAAAGGCAGGTGGATTTGGAGAAGAAAAAGTTCTGGTTCCAAAACCATATGAAATGGGTTATAGTCGCTGTAGCCGATACCAAGAAAGAAGCCTTGGCTAAAGCACAGAATGTTGTGGATACCAAACTTACGGCAGGATAATCATGTTTGAACAACAGCTAATGAAATTGTTGCTTAACAAGAAATTTTACGACAAGAATAAGGCTCACTTAAGCAGGTCTTTATTCGCCAATGGTACGGGCGCATTTCTGGATACAGTCCAGAAGGCGCATGATGAGTATGACTCCGACCTTTCTATGGATGAGTTGAAGGCTTTGCATATGGAGAAATATAATCCAGCATTGTCAGAAACAGCCAAGGAGAGCTTTGAGTTATTGTGTACTAAAATATCTGGATCACCAGAGCCAAATGGCAGCATTGCAGAGGACATCATAAAGTCCTTGTATATTAAGGACATGGGGCATAGGCTTGCACTGCTTGCAACGGAAGCTTGGAACTCTTCAGATAACAATAAACTTGTGGAAGCCAAGCGGTTGCTGGAACAGATGGATGAAAAAGCAATATCCTCTGAGAGCTATGAGTTTGTAACAGATGACATTTATGAATTGTTTGCAGAGATTAATACAACTGCTAAGTGGCAATTCAATCTGGAAACCTTGGGCCGCAGGATTAGCGGCATTGGGCCAGGAACCTTGACCATTATCTTTGGTAGGCCAGAGGTAGGTAAGACTGCCTTCTGGGTTAACATGGTAGCTGGGCCTAATGGATTTCTAGGTCAGGGTGCCAATGTACATTGTGTATGCAATGAAGAGCCTGGATGTCGGCCCAAGGCTAGGATGATGATGGCTTGGTCTGATATTGGTAACAACAGTGTTCTGACTAATCACCGGGATACTGAAGACACAATTAAGGACAAGACTGAACTGCTAGGTGAGATGAGAGATTTGTGGCAACCCATCATGCATAATCTAGTCATGCCGGATCATGTGGTTGACTGGGACATGAACTCTTTGGATGCTTACATAGCAGAACAGAAGCCTGACATTGTAGTTGTCGATCAGTTGGATAAGATGGGCATACAAGGAACCTTTGCCAGGACTGACGAAAAGTTACGGGCCATCTATACGGGGGCAAGAGAGATTGCCAAACGTAGAAACTGTGCTATAGTAGCAGTCTCTCAAGCCAGCGCGGAAGCTGACGGCAGATATGAAGTGACCTTTAGTATGATGGAAAATTCTCGTACAGGTAAGGCAGCAGAAGCTGATCTTATTATTGGTGTAGGTAAATCAGATGCTGTAGATTCTGAAGATCATAGTAGGGGTGTCTGCATCAGTAAGAATAAAATTACTGGATGGCATGGAACAATTGGGGTTATATTAGACCCACAAACATCAAGGTACACGATATGATTACGATTATAGATTTGGAAACGTCAACCAAACCTAACAAAAATGGTAAGCTTGATCCTTCGCCATACATGGAGGAGAACTTTATCCTGGGAATAGGTTGGGGAGATGACAAGGGTACATGCCACTACATCCATGTACCCCATGAGAATACTTCTGCGAGTTGGATGGCTAAGAAGATATCAGTCCAGAAACTTCTGGATGGTACTAATCTATTGGTTGGTCATAACCTGAAGTTTGATCTGTCATGGTTGGACAGGGAAGGCTTTAAGTATTCCGGTAGGGTGTACGATACGATGATTGGGGAATATGTTCTGGCTAGAGGTGAGAGGAAGTCTCTGTCTCTGGAGGAAACCTGTAAGCGGAGGAAGTTGTCACTCAAGGCATCTGATTCTCTACAGGAGTATCTGAAAGATGGCGCGGGATATGAGAATATTCCAAAGGAAGTCCTTAGGGAATACTGCCTTCAGGATATTAAATCCACCGTGGAATTATTCCATGCCCAGATCAAGGACTTAAAGCATCAGGATAATAAGGGCCTCATGAAGACTATTAAGATGTCGAATGAGTTTCTTCTGGTGCTTACGGACATGGAGAATAGCGGTATTGCTATTGATATGGATGCTCTGTCTACTGTTGAGCATGAATATAAAAAGGAATACCGTGAACTTGAGGAATCCATTTCGGATAACATCAGGGATAAGATGGGAGATGCTAAGGTAAATCTCTCTAGCCCAGAACAATTGTCTCAACTTATATTCTCAAGAAGAGTTACAGACAAAAGGAAGTGGGCCTCTGCATTCAACATTGGAATGGATAAGTCCACAGGAAAACCTTTGCGTAGGCACAGGTTGTCACAGAAAGAATTTGTGTCAGCTATTCAGAAATACACAGAGCCTGTATTCAAGGCTACTGCTGTATCCTGTGTGGATTGTTCTGGGGAAGGGTATATCCAAAAGTTCAAGGTCAATGGTGCGCCATATAAGAATCTGACCAGATGTATACCCTGCAAGGGGGAAGGAACTGTCCTTTGTAGTACAGGTAAGCAAGGAGGTTTCGGGCAGCTAAAGTCTTTTTTGGCACGTAATAAATACAGTGTGCAGATGGTATCTGACGGGGGCTTCAAGACTGACAAGCAAACCCTCATTGATCTGGGAAGGTCTGATGGAAAGATCAAGGACTTTGCCAACAAGCTGACTAGGTATGGTGCCGTGGATACCTATTTGAATACCTTTGTGAATGGGATAAAGATGAATGTAGCACTTGGAGATACCCTGGATACAGTGTTTTCCAAGAATACTGATGCATTCCTCCATCCATCTTTCAGGCAGTGTGTTACTGCAACAGGTAGGCTTTCAAGTAGGAACCCTAACTTTCAGAATCAACCAAGAGTTAATACTTTTCCTATTCGCAAGGTTGTTATATCCAGATACCCTGGAGGGATGATCATTGATACAGACTTCTCTCAATTGGAATTTAGGGCTGCTGTATTTCTTGCCCAAGATGAACAGGGAATGCAGGATGTTAAGGATGGCATTGATGTCCATCAGTTTACTGCTGATGTCATTGGGGTATCCCGTCAGGATGCCAAGGCGCACACCTTCAAGCCTCTGTATGGGGGCACGTCTGGTACTGAAGATGAGAGAAGGTACTACCAAACCTTTTTGAAAAAGTACAAGGATATCTCAACAATGCATGATGCTTGGTTAGTGGATGTCTTGCGGAAGGGAACTCTGGTATTGCCAACGGGACGGGAATATTCCTTCAGGAATGTGACCAGATATCCTAGTGGTGGAGTATCGGGTGGAACTAAGATTAAGAACTACCCTGTCCAAGGCTTTGCTACAGCAGACATCGTGCCAGTGGCCTGTATATATGTGTGGAGGGAGATGAAGAAGAGGGGACTGACTAAATCTAAGATGATCAATACAGTTCATGACTCAATTGTTTCTGATGCTCATCCAGATGAGTTGAAGGAAATGCTTGACATTCACAGTAATATAGGCTATGCTACAAAGGAGTTGATGAGGGAAATGTATGATATTGACTTTAATCTC